GCACGTCTTTTACAGCGACTACCAGAAGTTGAACGGCGTCGAGATGTCCAACCCCGCCGCCGTAATGCTCCCAACAGACCTGTTCGTTCTTAATGTTTCGGACAAAACCTACGTCTCGCTAATCAACCAAATCGGGATGGGGCAAGCCTACTCGTCCTACGCCGAGACGTTCGGCGGGACGATCTGCGAAGTGCTGGTGTACTACCGGCAGTTGACCACCGCCGACCGCGCCACGATTAACGCTTGGCTCATGGCGAAGCACGGAATCGAGTAGGGGAAGAGATGAGTTACGAATCGAAGATCGAAGCGTCGGACAACTTTTTCGCGGGAGAGGATCGGACTCTGAGCTATGAGATCCTCGCGGACGACGGAACGTCGATGGAGGACGTGTCCACCTTCACGCTGGAGTGGACGCTCCGAAAGGACGTTGCCGCGAAGCACCCGTACCGGGTGCAGGGCTCGGTGGTGCTCACGAAGACGAGCGCCCTAGGGATTAGCGTCACTGGCACATACGACTCGGTTCGCGCCACGAACACGCAGCGCGTCATCGTGACTATCGCGGACACGGACACGGAAGCCTTCGCCGGGGGCCGCTATGTGGCCGCCCTCAAGCGAATGGACGCTGGACTGGAGTCCGTGCTCAGTCACGGGGTCGTTGAAGTTCTGGTGTCGCCGGTCAGGTAAGAGGAGAGAGAGATGGCCGAGAAGGATCGGACCCCGTGGACAACCGAAGGCCCGCTGCGCCTTCCGACGCCGCAGGCTGCCACGCCCGCGAGGTCCACGAAGACGAGCACGGGTGATTTCGCGCCGCCGCACAGAGTGGCGCCACCCTCGCCAGAGCCGGAGCCCGAGCGTCATGACTGGCGCGGGGCGGCCCCGGCGGCTGGCACGCACGACAGGTCAGTGAGCGCCCGTGGCGACTTCGTTCCGCCGCGTCGGCCGCTGCCCCCACCCCCCGTGGTGCCGCCGAAGCCTGCGCCAGTGGTCGCTGCGCGCCAGAACGAGTGGGCGAAGAACGGAGCGGTGCGCCTGCATGGGGACTTCGCTCCCCCGCCGCCCCCGGCCCTGCCGCCGCCGCTTCCGCCCCCGGTGTTCGCGCCAACGGTTGCCGCTCGTCGCGCATCGGGCCACCACGACGGATCAGTGACCGTCAGCAGAGACTACGTTCCGCCGCCGTTCCGTCCAGTACCTCCGGCGACCGGGAAGAGGACTGTCCCGTGGACGCCGGCTACGCCGGTTCGGCACGAGGTTGGCGACGCGACCGTTATGGGCTGGGACCACGCATCCCCGGTCGCCGAGCCCGAGCCCGTACCCGTGGTGCTCCCGACGCCGAAGCCTGTGACGGCACGCGCCGAGATCGAGATTCAGCGAGTCGAGCGTCGCGATTGGAGGAGGAGATAATGCCGGTTGATACCCCGAGCCACGAGTACGAGGCGTACATCGACATCTGGCAGCGTTGCCGCCACTGCTATGAGGGCAGCGACTCCGTGAAGAAGGCTGGCACGGATTACCTGCCGCCGCTGGACAGCCACAAAGCAAACGCTCTAGGCTACGAAGCCTACAAGCTCCGGGCGCTCTTCTACAACGCGACCGGGCGGACTGTCGATGGTCTCGCCGGCTCGATCTTCCAGAAGCCCCCCCGCTGGGAGGTGTCCAAGACGGCGGAGGAGTATCTCCGCGACATCACCCTGTCTGGCGTGACGGCGGAGATGTTCGCGCTCCGCTCGACCCGCAACGTGCTCAGTCTCGGTCGCTGGGGAATCCTCGTGGATATGGCGAAGGAGGAGAAGGAGCGTGGACCCGCACGGCCCTACGTCGTCGGCTACCGAGCCGAGGACATCTACAGCTGGCGAACGCGGTCCGTTGGTGGCGACCAGCAGACTCACCTCGTCGTGCTCCGAGAGCAGGAGCAGATCGAGGACCCCGAAGACGAGTTCGTGCCCGAGCGCGAGATCCGGTTCCGCGTGCTGCGCCTCGACAAGGGCAGGTACGCGCAAGAGGTCTGGAGGAAGCCTCGCGGGAAGAAGGACTACGAGCGGGTCGAGTCGGTCATGCCCAAGCGTCGTGGTGTGCCGTTGACTTTCATCCCCTTCGTCTTCATGTCCGCCACGACCGTCGAGCCCACCATCGAGAAGCCGCCGCTCCTCGATCTGGTTGACGTGAACCTGAGCCACTACCGCACGATGGCCGACCTTGAGCACGGACGCCACTACACGGCGCTCCCGACGCCGTGGGTGTCTGGTGCCATTCAGGGCGACGAGGAGAACGAGCAGCTGTCCATCGGGTCCGGGGTCGCGTGGATGCTCGACACGGGCGGACAGGCTGGGATGCTTGAGTTCTCCGGGGCCGGATTGGGTTCCCTGCTCGACGCCGACCAAGAGAAGCGGAAGATGATGGCAACGCTGGGCGCACGCCTCCTCGAAGACGTGGGCGGCGCCGAGACGGCGACCGCTGTCTCCATGCGCCACAGCGGCGAGCACGCGACGCTTCGCACGATCGCCGCAGTGCTGGAGCAGGGCCTATCGAAGGTCGTCCAGTGGATCGACTGGTGGATGGGCACCGAGGCGACCCCGGAGAAAGTGAAGTCACAGATCGTCCTGAACAAGGAGTTCTTCGCGATCAAGGCCAGCCCCGGCGAGGTACAGGCGGCGCTCGCGGCGCTTCAGGCCGAGAAGATCAGCTACCCCACCTTCTACAACATCCTCGCCGAGGGCGGCTGGACGCGCGAGGGTGTCGATTACAAGAAGGAGCTTTCAGACATCGACATCGACCGCGAGAGCAATGAGGCGCAGGGGATCGATGGTGCGGCCGAGCCGGAGCCGGACGAGCCGGAGCCGGACGAGCCGGAGCCGGACGAGCCGGAGCCGGACGAGCCGGAGCCGGACGAGCCGTGGTCTCCCTATCCCGACAAGCCGATGCCGAAAGGCTAACGAATGAAGCGGACAGCTCTGGAGACGGAAGGCGTCAAGATCGAACGACGGTTGGCGCGCGCACTCCTGCGTTCGCTGCCTAAGCTCGGTGCGTCAGTCTCCATCTTCGAGCTGATGATGGCGATCCAAGCCAAAGACGTGAAGCGTGCAATGGCGTTGTTCCCGAAGCAAAAGATTCAAGACGCGCTGATTCCGTCAGCTCGCATCGTGCAGGATGCAACAGTGAAGGGCGGCAAGATCGCAGCGAAGGACATCAGGAGGATTGTAGATGCCCGTCGGGGCTAGTTTCGAGTTCGACGCGAAGAATAAGCGTGCTGCGCGTCTTGCGCGAGTGGCCGCCGGGAAGCTCGTCACTAACATCACGAACGAAACGCTGCTGTCGATCAGGACGCTCATTCAGAAAGTCATCCGAGACGGAGTGCCTCCGCATGACGCTGCGCGAATGGTGCTCGGAGTCATCGGGCAGCCCGGAGCGACGACCAACGAAGCTGTCGGGATGGCCGGACTGCATCACATCCAAGTCGTTGCGGCGATGAACTACAGGCAGACGCTCATCGACATGGGCCATACGCCGTCGATGGTGGAAAGGCTCTTCGATAAGTACGTGAAGCGAAAGCTCAGAGAGCGCGCGACTACCATAGCCAGAACGGAAACGGTCTGGAGCCTCACGAAGGGGGCAGAAGCTCAGTACATCGAAGCAGTGAGGCAGGGTTTCCTCCCTGCGAACGGGCGGTTGCGTTGGGTCACGACCCCAGACGAGAAGCTCTGCGACTTCTGTGGGCCGATGCACAATCGGACCAAGCCGATCGCGGCTGGACACGGATCGGAAGGCGAGGCGACCTACTTCCTGTCGCCACAGGGGCCGATCGAGGGGCCGCCTCGCCACCCGAACTGCCGATGCACCATCGTCTTCGCCGAGACCAAGACCCCAGTGGACGCCTCTGCTGGTGTTGTGCCGGCCGGCCAAAGCCAAGCCGGCCCGGGCGCTTGGCGGCCTAAAGCCAAGCCGGGAGAGCCCATCCCAGACCCCGTGTACGAAGCGGCAGGCATCACGCACGACGAAGTGTTCGATTCCGCCAACTGGCCGGACGAGGCCATCGAGATGATCCGGGCTGCGGACAAGGGACTGAAGGCAGCACTGAAACGACTGAACGAGCTTGGTGTGGACGTGTCCGGTACGAGGGTTTCGTATCACGACGCGAGCCCCGCCGCCGAGCGCGGAGCCTTCATATCCAAGAAAGACGGGTCCGGCACCGTCCAAATCAACATCGGTCCTGACCTGAGCGCGGGCGAGGGTTGGACGGTGCGCCCCGGACCCGAAGCCGTGGTGATCCACGAGTTCGGTCACCAGCAGCACTGGAAGCAGTTTCTGGCCTTGCGTCGTCCAGCGGTGCTGGACGCGAAGGCGCTGGACGCGTTGGAGACAGCATTCGTGCGCGCACTGACTGCGACCGAAGAGCTGATCGCTCGGCAGGTGTCTCGGTACGCAGGCGTCAACACCGCTGAGTTCGTGGCGGAAGTCTACACGGGCCTCGCTCACGGGGTCCGCTACGGAGCCGACGTGATGGCGCTTTACCGCCGGCTTGCTGGCCCGACCATTCCGGGCGTTCTGGGGTGACGCGATGGCGAAGAAGATCATAGATCGCCTACCGTTGTGTGCGACGTGCCTTCATTTCCGCCACGAAGTGCGGGATTCCGAGTCGTGTGCAGCGTTTCCGCTCGGCATTCCGAAGAGCATCCTGACGTGGCGTGCCGACCACCGGAAGCCCGTCAAGGACGACCACGGCATCCGGTACGAGAAGTCCGTGGTGTAGATGGGTCGCCCACGCAAGACCGATGCCTCTCGTCTCTCGGAGACGCTCCATCTCCGAGTGACAAAGGACGAGGCGGACATGATCTACACGGGCTCCCTTCGCTGTGGCCTGTCTACCTCCGAGTTTTTGCGCTTGAGCTTGCGCCATCTACTTGAAAATGCTAGTTTCCGTGTCAATCGTGATGCTCAGACGGGGATTCGGGATTAAGCTCTAGACGCCAAATGGCGTAGGGTCATGCCCTCACGGAGGCGCAAATGGCTTTGAAGTCGCAGGTCGCATCGCTCGATGACGTTCCGGAAGAGCTGAGGGGAGAGTACGAAGAGCGAGACGGCAAGTTCGTCCTCTCGGTCTCCGGCGAGCTTCCGGGCTTTGTTCCCTCGTCGGCGCTCGCCGAGGCGAACGCCCGACTCGCCGAGTTCCGCGACAACAACGTGAACCTGAAGGGCACCGCCGCCGAGCGCGCCAAGGAGCTGGAGGGCTTGAAGCAGAAGCTCGCGAAGTTCGATGGCGTGGACCCCGAGGAGTACGCCCAGCTGAAGGCGAAGGTGACGGAGTTGCAGAAGACGGGCGTCGCCGCCGCCGAGGACGTGACGATGGTCGTTCAGCGCGCCGTCTCCGCCGCAGTGACGCCGCTCCAGAAGCGTCTGGATGAGGTCTCCGCCAGAGAGAAGGAGGCCGAGGCCAGAGAGCGGAAGTCCGCCGAGGCCCTCGCCCGCAAGACGATGGAGAGCGAGCTGACGAGCATCGGCCTGTCGCTTGGTGTCACGGAGGCGGCGATCCCCGACTACGTTGCTCGCGGACTCAACATCTTCCAGTACGAGGACGGCGAGATCGTGGCGAGGAACGGCGAGACGCCGATCTACTCGCCGTCGAACCCGACTCAGCCCCTGACGCCCGACGAGTGGGCGAGCGGCTTGATCGAGACCGCGCCCCATCTGTTCAAGGGCTCTGGTGGTGGCGGTGCGGCGGCCAGCGACCACACGCCCCCGCCCCCGAAGAAGACGATCCAGAACGATCCGCTGGAGTTCGGGCGGAACATCGAAGCGATCGCTCGCGGAGAGGTCATCGTTCAGTGAGCACGAGCGGCACTTGCGGTTACCTGTTCTGCTGCGAGGCCGCTGTCTCTCCCGCCCCATTCGACTTTTCAGGGCTTGGTATTCGGGGTCTCGACACTCAGACCGAGTTCTGCTCGGGCCACCTCGACCTGCTCGGTAGGCGGGTCGCCAAGTCGGCCAGCGTTGGTGTGTGGGAAGGAGCCGACCGCGTGGAGCGGCAAGCCAAGCGGCGGCTCCTGTTCTTCCAGCGGAAACTCTGGAACTCTCCGGCCCGGGCCGAGCCAGAGGCGCTGACCATCGCCCTGATGGAGGTCCGCCGGGCCATCGGCCCCAGCGTACGGCGGGATGCTCTGGCTGGTGCGTGGGCTGGACTCCAGCTCGCCATCGAAGAGTCGAGGCGCCGCCGCTGGAACGCCCACCAGACGGCGGAATGGGTCGAGATCGTCGCCTTCTACAACGGACTGTGCGCCCACTGCGAAGAGCAGGTCTGGGCGCTGGTGTACGACGGATTGCCGGTCTGCAACTCGTGCAGGCTGGCAGCTGTGCCACGGCGGAAGCATCGCCTCTTGGAGATTCAGGAGAATCGACAGAGCCGACGCGTCGCTGTAGCCTGACGCCTTTCTCTGCGCTGCGGTGAGCCCGGAGGGTTCACCAAGGACGCGGGCCGGTGGCCCCCAAGCAACTAGCCGTTTCTCTTGGAGGCCGCAATGGCGAACACCAACACTCTGACTCAGGCCGTCCAGCAGCTTCTCGCGCAGGGGCTCATGGCCCTGCGTCAGATGGCCGTGATGCCGCGCTTCGTGAACCGGGCGTACGAGACCATGTCCGGCGAGAAGATGTCCACCATCGACATCAACATCCCCAGCGCGATCACCGCGCAGGCCGTCTCCCCCAGCTACGTCGCTCCCGACGATGCCGGCGTGGTGCCCACCAAGGTCAGCATCACGCTCGACCAGTGGTGGGAGGCCCCGTTCTTCCTGAACGACAAGGAGATGCTCGAAGTCATCGGGGGCACGATCCCGATGCAGGCATCCGAGGCCGTGAAGTCCCTCGCGAACAAGGTGGACGGCCACCTGCTCGGCCTGTACACGCAGGTCTACAGCGCCGTCGGCAGCGCGGGCGTCACCCCGTTCCAGACCGACCTCGCGTCGTTCCTCGACGCCGACGAGAAGCTGAACAACACGCTGGCGCCGCCCGACAACCGCTACGTCGCGATCAACGCGAAGGCCAAGGCCGCCGCGATGTCCCTGCGCGCGTTTCAGGACGCGAGCTTCCGGGGCGATCAGGCCGGCATCCTGCGCGGCGACATCGGCGAGAAGCTCGGCGCGTTCTGGTTCATGGACCAGAACATCCCGTCCCACACCGCCGGAACGTGGAACGGGACCGGCACCACCACCGGGACCAACGCGGCAGGGCAGGGCGTCGTCAACCTGACCGGCGGCACCGGCTCCATCCTCGCGGGCGACATCGTCACCTTCGCGGGCGACGAGCAGCAGTACGTCGCCACCGCCGTGACCGGGACCGCGCCGACCACCGCGATCACCGTCTCCCCCAACCTCGTGACGGCGAAGTCGTCCACCGAGGTCGTCACCCTGCTCGGCGCGAGCGACACCTACCGCGTCAACCTCAACTTCCACCGCGACGCCTTCGCGCTGGTGTCCCGCCCGTTCGCCGCCGCCGACCCGATGGGGCTCGGCACCTACCAGTCGGCCATCGACCCGGTCTCCGGGCTCGCGCTCCGGCTGGAGGTCTCCCGCCAGCACAAGCGGACCCGCTTCAGCTACGATCTACTCTATGGGGTCAAGTGCGTCCGCCCCGAGTTGGCGTGCAGGATCCTCGGAGAATGATCTGTCCTGTTTGGACAGATTGAGCCACTAGCCATGCTCTGGGTGCGATCCACCCGAGTGTCCCCGGCCCTGAGTCTCGCTTGGGGCTGGGGATTCCTCTGTTTCGTTCAGCCAGCCCGTACAGGGGCACGCGCCATGTGAGGCCCGCTCAGCACCACTTTTCGCGGAGGGGGCGAGGTCGTCGGGTTGCTCCTCCCGCGCTCTGATCGGCAATCCCGACGAGCGAAGGAGCAAGCAATGGACGCGAAGGGCTACCCCGTCGGACGGGGCGCGGTCAAGCCGAAGTACATCAACGGGACGCTGGTCTTCGACGCGGGGCCTCTGATCCCCGGCGTGACGCACACACTCCGCAATCGGGCGACGGCGGCGGAGGTGAACGCGGGCAAGGTTCTCTTGGCCGCGATCCCCGGCTTCAAGTACCGGATCGTGGACTGCAAGATGATCGCGATCGGCGGCGCCGCTGCTACCGCGACCAGCGTGGACATCCTCGGGACGAGAGCCGGATCCGCCGTCAGGCCCATCGTCAACGGGGTGGCGGGGCTCACGCAGAGTGCGGTTCTCCGCGCTGGTGCCGCGAACTCGACCGTGCTGGCCGACGGCGCGAGCTTCACCGCGCTGGACGCGAACACGTCCGTGTCGGTCACCAAGCAGTCCGCCGGCAGCGCGCTCGACACGGCCACCCACATCGACGTGCTCCTCGACTTCACGATCGAAGCCGCCTGAGCGAACGGATAGGAGGAACAAGGAGCCATGCTTCCTAGCACTCTGTACCCTGTCGGCAAGGGAGGCCCGAAGTCCCGCTACATCGGCGGAACTCTGGTCTTCGATAGCGCCATTCGGTATCCCGGGGTCTCCCACGAAGCCCGCTCGCGCGTGACGATCGCGCAGGTGAACGCTGGCGCCGTGCTTCTGGCCGCGATCCCCGGCCTTCGGTATCGGCTCGTTGACGCGAGCATCATGGCGATCGGTGGCAACGCCGCTGCGGTGACCACCGTGGACATCCTCGGAACCCTCTCGACCGCGCGCAAGCTGGTGGCGTTCGCGCAAGCCGCCCTCACCCGGAGCGCCGTCCTTCGGGCCGGCGACGCCAACAGCGCGGTGCTCGCGGACGGTGCGTCGTTCGTCGAGAACGATGCGAACACGGCGATCACCATCGGCAAGACGGGGTCGTCCGTGACCACGGCGACGCACTTCGACGTTGTCCTGAAGTTCGCGCTGGTGGCCGCGTAGGACCAGCGATAGGAAGGAGACGAGATGGCCCTCAAGACGATGATGGTCGTTCAGCGCGCAAGCGGTCGGAAGGTCACGATCAACGCGACCGACTTCGACGCGAGCCTCTACATGACCGAGGCCGAGTTGGCGGCGGCCCCCACCCCGAAGGCAAAGGCGAAGCCCGAGCCCGAGCTGGTGGCCCCCGAGCCCGAGCCCGAGCCCGAGCCGGCCCCCCGCCGGAGGCGGCGATGATTCGCCGACTCCTGCTCACCGCGCTCCTGCTGCTTCCAGTCACCGCATTCGGGCAGGGGGCGGTGACGCTGGTGGACGTGGACGTATCGACGGCGGTGGCGGACCAGCTGTCGCCGATCATGCCGCTGGCGCGTCTGGCGCAGGAGTCCCAGAAGTACGTTCTGGCGCAAGCCGTGTTCACCTACCAAGCTGGTGGGACCGACGTCACGGCCTACGTGCAGACCAGCGTCGATGCGGGCGCGACATGGATCGACATCATGGCGTTCAACTTCACCACGGCTTCCGCAACAAAGGTCTCCAAGGTGAGCCTGCCCGTCGCGCTCGCGGCGGCGGTGACCCCGACGGACGGAACGCTCACGGACGACACCATCCTCGATGGTGTGATCGGTGACCGCCTCCGCGTCAAGTACACCACGACCGGAACCTACACTGGGGTCATCGCGACGGGGACCATCGACTATGTGGGCGCAACGCCCATAACGGCCGGGAAGGTCGTAGTGCTCGGTACGGCGACGTACACGTTCGTAGGGGCCGGACTCGTCGCCGTGGCCGGAGACGTGGACGTTGGGGCCAACGCTGACGCCGCCATGACGAACCTCCAGAACGCCATCATGAACAGCGGCGGGACGCCGGGCGTCGGCAACGACTACATGCCATTCGCTGGTGTCGCCAACGACGCCGCGAGTGCGGCCGTCAACACAGGCACGGACCAACTCGCGCTCACGGCCCTGACTCCGGGCGTGGGCGGCAACGACATCGCCCTGACATCCGACGAGCTTTCCTTCACCTTGAGCGGTGCCACTCTCGCGGGAGGCAGCGCACTGCCTACCCTCAAGATCAGCGCGCTGATTCGTTAGGGAACACATGGCCGTAGTGATTGACGCCACGCCTGCTGGTCCTTCGGCGAACTCGTACTGCACGCTCGCCGAGGCAGACGCCTATCACGAGGAACGTCTCCACACAGAGACGTGGGACGCCACCGACGACGCGACGAAGAACATCGCGCTGGTGATGGCGACCCGGCTGCTCGACTCGATGTTCGTGTGGGCCGAATGGCCGACCACCGAGGAGCAGGCCCTCCAGTGGCCGAGGTCCGGAGTCATGGCGGCGAACCAACTGGAAGAGATCGGAACATTCGAGATCCCCATCGAGCTGAAGCGGGCGACGGCCGAGTATGCCCGGCAACTCATCGACGCCGACTCGACGGCGAACAGCGACATCGAGGCGCTCGGGATTACGTCGCTGAGCGCGGGGCCGGTGTCTCTGGCGTTCAAGGCGACGCAGACGGTCAAGGTCGTGCCTGACGCAGTCGGCTATCTCCTGCCGCAGTGGTGGTTCAAGCTGCGCAGCCGGAAGATGGGCATTCGGGAGCTGCTGAGAGCGTAATGGGACTCCAAGACATCGTCCGGAACGCAGTCGCGATCGCCAACAAGGTGACGGCGCCGCTCCAGACTACGGTGACCCACGAGGCGTGGATCGGGGCGGACAAGTACGGAAAGCCGCAGTTCGATCTCGCGGTCATCCGCCCAGCCCTGATCGAGCGAAAGACGGCCGCCGTTGGTGGGTCTCAGATCACACAGAACGCGACCGTCTACTTCCTGAGTCCCGTCGAGGAGCACGGCGCGGACGACAGGCAGGAGCCGCTGGACCCGCGCGACCGGATCACCCTGCCCGACGGCTGGACCGGGCCGATCGTCAACGTCGAGGGGTTGATCGACCCAGCGACCAACCTGCCCTACCTCTATACGGTTGCGCTCGGCAACCCGGGAGCGTCCTAAATGGCCGCGTCCCAATTCGTTCAGCTCGACGAGTTCCGGCAGCGGTTCGTCCGGGCCGGCGACGACATGGTCGGGAAGATGGCTCGCGCCCTGTACATCGAGGCCGAGCTGATTAAGGCGCGGTCCGTGGAGGACTGCCCCGTGGAGACGAGTGCGCTCCGTGGCTCGCATCGAGTGGAGAAGCCAGAGCTGTCTGGGTTCGCGGGCAACGACGTCAGCGTCGTGATCCGTGTCGGCGGCCCGTCTCCCGGCTTCAAGCCTGTCCACTACGCGATCTACGTCCACGAGATGTTGGGGCTCCACCACCCGGTCGGCAAGGCGAAGTTCTTGGAGGACGCCGTCCACATGGCGGCCCCCGGCCTTGGTGCCCGAGTCGCGAAGCGCATTGCGGAGGACGTGTAGTGGCAACGCTACCAGAAGACATGGCGGACAAGATCGCCACGCTCGGACTCGGCTACGTCGTCGGGAGGGACATCTTCATCGGGGTCTTGCCGGAGAGGCCGGATGCGGTGATCGGCGTCAACGAGTCTGGCGGGCAGGCCCCGGAGTTCGGGTTCGGTGACGACGGGCTGAAGCACGAAACCCCGAATCTCCAAATCGTTGTCCGTGGTGCCCGTGGCGACTACTCCGGTCCGCGTGCGCTCATTCAGACGATCTACACGGAGCTGCCCAAGATTCAGGGTGAGACCGTCGGCGGCACCTACTACCACATGGTCAAGCCGTCGCAGTCTCCCTTCCCGATGACGCGTGACGACGACGCGAGAGTCGTCTTCGCGTTCAACGCTCTCTGCACGAGGACCGTAGCGTGACCCCTGCGATCGTGGACCCGCAAGGGAACCCGGTGGACTGGCGAGAGCTGGTGCGTTGTCCGCAGTGCGACGCCCATGCGAGCGAGCGATCGATCATCGCATCGTTCGGTGGGCACTGGCGGCGCATCTGCAAGTGCGGGTTCATCTACGACGCGGGGCAAGGCGTCCCGCCATTGGAGGATTGAAATGGCAAAGAGTGGCGGCAAGGGCAGCCCGGCCCGGCACATGGCGGCCGTCAAGTCGTGGGTCACGCGCCGCGCGAACATGGGGGGCAAAGCGGGTCGCCCCAGCCAGAAGACGCTGCTGAAGGCGGCAGCTGCTTCTGGTGCGATCGTGCGCCGGAACAGCCTCGCGCGGGGCGCGCGCTCGGTCACGATCTCCCGTAAGGGGATGAGCAAGACCGACGTCAAGCTCGAACGCGGCTATGCCGGGAGCCGGCCTCGGCGGATCGGGCTCGTCAACGCGAAGCGGATCGCGCGAGGGCGGGGCGCCTTGGTGTTCAAGAACCAAGGCTTCAAGCCGAAGCGCAAGTCCTACTACTTGTCGATGGGCGCGGTCAAGCCGGGTGCGGGCAAGCACATGGCGGCCCTCAAGAAGTTCAGCATGAAAAAACCGAAGGCCAGCGCCACACCCAAACCGAAGATCAAGCGCGCGCCCAAGCTGCCTCCGGGGCCGATAGCCGCACACTGGAAGAAGGGGTGGGACCGGGCCACTGGGAGGGTCGATCGGGCCGAGGCTAAGGACCGGGCGCGAGCCGCGAGGGGTGACTACCTCAAGAAGTATCGCCAACCCCGCAAGAACGCGAGCCCTCAGACCATAGCGAACTGGGTCACGTCGGGTCACACACGCGGGGACTGAGCACGCGAGGAAGGTTGAACTGGAAATGGCTCTCTACAAGGTACTGAAGGACGGCATCCGGCAGCGGACCGCCGAGGGTGGGTTTTCTCGCCCGTCAGCTGGCGAGATCATCAAGGTGTCCGACATCGCGGCGCCTCGGCTGCTCGCGCAGGGCTGGATCGGACCGCACGGGGAGCGCAAGGACGACGAGGGCGGGGGTCGCAAGGAGCGGAAGGCGAAGCGTTCCTTCCTCAGCCTCGGGAAGAGCGAGGCCCCGGCGCAGCCCGACGCGGACGCCGCCGACCTCGAAAAGAGCGAGGCCCCGGCGGCCCCGGCAACCGGCGACGCGCCCGAGGGCGACGCGCCCAAGGAGGCATAAATGAGCGTCTATGGACCGACGAGTGTCTGGCTGCACGTCGGGGGCCGGGATCTGACCAGCGACACGTTCAACTTGGCCGAGTCGAACGAGAGTGCGTTCGAGGAAGTCCACGCCTTCGGCGACTCGTGGGAAGAGCACCTGCCGGTCGGCATCGGCAAGGTGACGCTTCAGGCTGGTGGTGGGCTCTACGCGAGCGACACCGTGATGCTCGAAGCCTTGCAGGAGACCCGCGAGACGAAGCAGCTGGTCGCGTGGGGCATGAGCGGGCAGACCATCGGCAAGGAAGCCGTCCTCATGGACGGCACCTACGCCGGCAAGTGGAAGCGCGTGGCCGAGCAGAATGCCCTCACGAAGGCCGAGGCCGAGCACACCGTCTCGGGAGTCTACCGTCGCGGCTACGTTCTGCACCCGCTTGGTGCCGAGACCGCCGATGGCGACACCCTCGCGGGGGCTGCGCCCAAGGGCGGCGTGGACTTCTACGACTCCCACCTGAACCCGCTGGTGCCGGTCGGAACGATCGACCTGACCACCGACTACCTGTACGGGATGAAGGGCGTCGCGCGGGACATCGTCACCTCCAACGCGACCAGTGACTCCGTCATCTGCGCCGAGCTGTACGGGCTGAAGACGGGCGACTGGGTCTGGATCGCCAGCCACGCCGGCTCGACGCCCGACATCAACGGGCTCCATCAGGTCACGGTGGTGGACGCGTTCAGCTTCACGCTGGACGACGTCGCGGATATCACGGTGGGCGGAACCGGCGGCACGTTCCAGCGCATCGTGGAGCACGGCCTCGTCACCGGAGACGACATCGTCATCTCGGGTCAGGTCGCCGGCACGCCCGACCTGAATGGTGCGTGGGCGGTGACCCGCATCGACAACTTCCGCTTCACTCTCGACACCGTGGGCGACATCACGGACGCGAGCACCGGAGCCTCGTGGAGGCGCGTGTCCTCGACCGGCTACGTCGCGCACCTGCACCTGTTCGCTCTCACCGGATGCGTGGACTGCGACTGGGACATCTTGGACAGCGCCGACGACGACACGTACACGCCAGTCACGGGCGGCACGCTCGGACCGATCACGCCAGCGCAGTTCACGGGCGGCACGCGCACGGACGCCATCGAGACCACCACGCAGGTGCTCCAGCGGTACGTGGCCGTCCAGTGGACGTTCGATACACCGAGCGGCGCGAATGCCGAATTCTTCATTGGACTCGCTCGTAGCTAGGGCGAGAAGCGGGATACGTGAGGTGGAAAGGTTTGCCTATCGCGCTGTCAGCGAGGCGGACAACGAGAAGAGTCTGGTAGACGCGCAGACTCTCATGCGTCTGGTGATCGGGCTCCGGCGAAAGCTGGACTCGTGGAACGAAGAGTAGGAGGAGACAGTGGCGAACAGCACACCTGCCGGAATCAAGGTCGAGTACGACAACGTGGGCGGAACCCCCGTGGACATCTCGCAGTTCGTTCTCTCGATCGGCGAGATCAGCGTGGAGTCCGCCTTCGAGGAGGTGCATTCCTTCGGCGACTCGTGGGAAGAGCACCTGCCGGTCGGTATCGGCAAGTCGGGGCAGATCGAGCTGGGCGGGCTCTACGATGACGCAGGAGGCGGGCCGGATTCGGTCTTCGCGGACCGCGTGCCCGAAGTGCCCGGCGTCACCGCGACTCGCACCCTCACCATCACATGGGTGGGGTCCAAGACGACCAGCTTCGAGACCTACCTCGTGGCGTACAAGCGTGCCCCGGATCGGAACGCGCTGACCAAGTGGTCCGCGACGCTCCAGCCGACCGGCGCGTTTACTGAGGTTT